TGCGCTATCTGGCAGTAATTTCCAAGTCGCGTTGGGAGTACCCTGGCGTCAGCAGCAATGCTGTCGTCGCCTTCTATGTTTCTATTAACTGCACCAGCAGTAATAGAGTCGACTTGCCATTCAAAGAAAGTATTATCTACCGTCTGTTTGGAGCAACCGGACATAAATGGGGTATCCATAGGCGCGATATTATAGATCACGTCAGATAAGGCTTCACGAATCGCAACGGAACTATACGTAAGTGACGTATTAGTAGCAATTGCCATTATTGTTTCTCCTTATTAGGATTTAAGTAAATCTTCTAGTAACGAAGCTGCGTCATCGACGTGGCCTGTACTCCGAAGACGTTTGAGTTTTGCTTTACGTTTGCCCTGGCTTAGTTCAGCTTTCTCCCGCTTGGCTTTTGTCTTTACAACCTTCGGCTTATTCTTGACCTTCTTAGCACGAACCTCATGCTGTTTCCGAGTCATATCTTCATAAGCCTTAGCTTGCATAAGAACAAGTATAGAGCGGTGATCCACCAGTTGCGACAGTTCTTCCTGAGTATAACCTTTTGTTAAGGCAAACTCCGAAATAGTTTTTGCTATCGCTCTCTGTGTATCAGGATCATTCCATTCCGGTAAGATACTTACCATCTTGGCGTGTTCTTCCTGTAACAACTGCTGGTGTTGAACTTGCATTTCCTGCTGTTGCTGCTGTTGAGCGTGACCAGCTTGTACCTTCAACTGCTCGATACCTTCCTGTGCCTGACGATAATCGTCACGCTTAGTCAGATACTCTTCACGGTCTTCGGTTTTAAGCCGTTCCCAGTCAATATTAGCAAACTGCTGGAGATGGGTATAATTACCTTCAATAGCTGTAGCTAGAGCGTCAACGTATTGCGCGCGAACTTGCTGAGTATTAGCCAACTCCTGTTGGAACTGTTGTGCAGCACCATCAAGTTGTCTCTTGTATTCAGCTAATTGTTGCGTTTTTTGCGTATAATCCTGTTGGCGAGAGTAGCCTTTGATGAGTTCGTCTTCGGAGACTTCCACATCTTGTCCGTTTACCTTTACAGTATAGACTGTGGAGTCCGTTTCGTCCTCATCTTCAACTTCTTCTTCCTCGGATTCTTCAGATTCATCATCATCAACATCTTCAGATTCTTCCTCTTCTTCGACTTCTTCAGTTTCAGAATCTTCAATTGCTTCATCAGATGCCTCTACGTCTTGAGTTTCTTCAGACGGTTGCTCTTCTTTGGCTGGCTGCTCTTCTGAGTCCAGTAATCCTAGAAGTGCCTCCTGTGCTGCTCCAATACTAGCTGGACCTGTAACAGGATGTTGTTCGACAACGTGGGGATTCGTTTGAGTATCCGCCATTTTATTCTCCTATAGTTGATGTTTCCCAAGTTTCCTCGCCATATCTCCAGATTCTATAATACTGGTTAGATGTAGACGTATCCGCTCAAGAAGTCTTAGGGATAACCAGGCTTGCTCCCTGGCTTCGGTATCATTGAGACTCGTTCTGTACCAAGTATCTTTGATATCTGTTTCAAGCGTGGTAAACGCTTCATTAAATAGTTCGTCAGAAAGTAGTGATTTTGCTTTAGCTTCTCTTAGTTCTTTATCCAAGTGCTACACCTCTGCCTTGTTCAGCTTCCAGTTTCAATTCTGCAACCTTTAGTTGCGCGTCGACCTGTGCTTCGGCAGCGTCCTGTTGGATTTTCATTTGTTTGACTTGTATGTCAGCAGCTTTAATCTCTAGTTCTTTCTGTTTTAATTGCAGTTCTGCCTGTTCCATCTGTTCTCTTGGATCAGGTTGAGGTGGCACAGAATCTGGATCGGTAAGAAAATCATCAACATTCTGGAAGCCCATATTCTTTATGAGTGCTGCTCCCATGTTGTACATATTCTTTTCATTGACAATCTTTAAGCCACCACGCATCGCATCCCCAGCAAACTGTAACATAGTTGTGAGGTGCATAAGTTGTTGATCCCTGTTGCCATTCCCGATACCTACGGAAACAGTACAATCGTACTGGTCTTTCCACATGTCGGGCCGGACAGGAATCCATTTATTTCTGAGCATTATGACTCGTTGGTGATCCTGATTCTTCAGGACGAGTTCATAAATAGTTTTCATTAGTTCTTTAACACCAGTTTCCGCAAAACATCTTGCGATCAACTCTACTCTTGACTGCGCTGCTGTCATTGTTGCAGCAACGGCAGTAGCCGTAGTATGAGAAGTTAAAGCATTTTCATTCAAGCCTTGGCTGAATTTATTTACGCCACTTCTTGATTCTCTAAGATTGTCAAGATAGTCGAGCATGGAGAAAGATGACTGCTCTAACTGTGGGGTAGCCAAAGGCATGATAGCATTCGGTGACTTAACCCTGACTACACCACCTGGGCGTTGCGTCAAGAGGTCATCAAGATTCGCCTGACCTTCAAGGACGGCATACCGACCGAAGTTCTGGTTGTACATGTTATCCATAAGGTTACGCATCAGGACACTCTTGATTTCCTGAATCGGCATAACAAGATCAGCAATGGACATGCCAAAGAACTTATGCGGAATCTTTACAGGAGTAAGACTGACAAACGGTATACGGTCAATAGGTTCGTTGGCTAATACTTTCTGACCAACAGAGCAGACCTTCCTTAACTCTGCAATGCCATCATCGTCATAATCCATACGCATGAATGATTCGTGCAGCCAGTAAGTTTGCAACGAGTCATCCTCAGAGTTCATATTACCGTCACTCCAGGGTAGTCCTCTGGAATCATCGAACTGGAATCTTGCAAGCCTCTCCTCATCAAAGGCGTGCATATCTTCGCCACTGCCAAGTTCTTGAGGATCAAGGTCTTCATCAGGATACATGATCCTTAACTCAGATAATGTCTTCAATACTCTATGACAGGTAAACCTTGCATCTGCAATAGACTTGGCTTCTCTGGAGATCAGGAATTCTTCAGGTGGTACATTCTCTATCCTGACTTTACCAACATAAGACTGGCGTGATAAGACAACATCATGTTTCATCCCATAGTCATCTTGATAAGGTGTATGTTCTACAACCTCTATACTAGGACTTATGACAAGAGCGTTGAACTCCTGTTCATCAAGACCGTTATACTCTTCCCTGTTCCAGTCTTCGTACTCGTCCCACCAGCATTTGACAATGCCATTCTTCTGTAGGAGAGCATCTGTGAACCAGGTGTAGAGAATTTCCCAACCGGGATTATCTTTCGTGAAGATATAATTTACATAATCTGTAGCTTGCTTGGCAGCTTCCACATCTTCAGGTCCGTGTGGAGCGAATGTAACCATCTCGTCGCCACTGGCAAACACTCTCATAAGAGAAGGCTTGATCCATTCGATAGTATCCATGACTGAGGAGTCTACATACTGACTTCTCCCGTCAACTTCATTACCTAAAGGGAGGCCATAGTAATACTCCATAGCCTTTTCCCGCTGATCGGAAACAGTATCGTTATAGCCAATAGAATCAGCTATCTCACTATTTATTCTGGAGATAAGTTCTTCGTCTGTTAATTTAGATGATGCCATAATTTCTGTATTCTATATCCTTCGTCCATGTCGGGTCTTTACCAGATACGGCGAATCGCTGTGATTGGTACGCATAACGGGTTGCAGACATGATATCATCCCTTAACGCAACCACTTTCCCGCCTTTCCTGTGGTACATTCTGAACTCTTCAAACCAGTCTGAGAGCGTAGAAAACACCTTGAATTTGCCATTTTCCATGCTTTGAAGCATAGCCATGATACCTTCTTCTATGCTATTACCACCCTTATTCTCCCCTAATGCGGGAGGATTGGTGAAATGATCCAACATTATATTACAACCTAAGTTGCGGTACTGGTCAGCAAGACCAGGATTGCCCATAGAGTCTCGTCTATTGCCATCATGGGGATAAGCAATGGGGATAAAATGAGGTCTACCCCGTATAGTTTGAGCGTGAACTGCGGGTGACGCCTTAGACATTCTGTAACAGTCGTAGACATAGAAGGTTTCCTCGTCACGGTCAACAGCACACCATACAACTGCCGTAGGATGGTCCCATCCGAAGTCTATTGCTGCTATTCTAGGCCAATGATCCTCTATATGGACAGGATCAGTCATTAAATTCTCTTCATTTATGGGGAATATAAGGCCAGAACCAATGGATGGTCTGCCATATCGCCTCATTTCCCTTTCGTGAGGACTGTAACTGGACAGAATCTGCTGCATGACATCCTCATTCAGATGTCCTTTCTGTCCCATCTGCGACATTACTGTCTCAGATGCGTCATCCCAGGTAGCATTTACCAACGCCTGACCGGGTTGTAGGTTGTTCATAAAGGACGCAACGGTTTCTGTCATCCCTGCTTCGGGCGTAAAGGTCATATACACCATGCCTCTGCGATCCAGTGTACGGGTAACAGCCTGAGAATAAATGTCTCTACTGGGTTCCTCGTCTAGCCAAATGCAGTCTACGCTGCGTCCTTGCCACTTCTCTACACCCATCTCATAGGCTTTGAAGAATAAAGAAGAGTTCCCACCGCTGACATGCTTTATAAGAGCAACAGATTTAGCATTAGGTACACCGGGTTTCCGTTCGGTCTTTATTATATAATTTCTTGGAACGGTACCCGATCCGAATGCTTCAGGATCATCAGGGGAACCCAGTAACTCATATTGTACAATGTCTCTAGTGGTTTCGTTGGAGACTCCACCTGCCCATGCTATGATGGGTTGGTGGTATACCCGCCCTTTCCACCACTCTGGGTACAACCCAGTTAGGTGATAAGAAAGCTCCATACTACCGCAGTAGGATTTACCTATACGGTTAGCAGCCATTAACAGTCGCTGATTGGATTCTGCTCCTGTCTCATGGAACTTCTGCTGGTAAGGGTAGGGATCATAGGAATTTATCCGGTTATAGCGTTCCCGTTGCCTTAACTCCCGTAGAAGTTCTAAAGCTCTAGTGCTTGAGGAGGGCATCTAATTCCCTTTCTATATCCTCTTTCGACATTGACTCTATGGTTGTTGTTTCGATTTTTTCGACGGGTTTAAGTCCAGCCCTGTCAAGGAGGTCTTTGACAGCACCGAGCCTAACCGATTCCGACTCAGCTGATTCAGCCAGTTCACTAAGCCAGCGTAAACCAGCAGGTACTTTGTCTGCAAGTAGTTTCTGAGTAGCTTCGCGTATTTCATTTTTAAACTGCGCCTTTAGTTGTGAGCCTCTAACTTTGGCTGTCTTCTCTGAATAACCCGCATGGATAGCTGACTGCTTGGCATTGCCAGTCAGTACATAATGTTCAATAAATTTATCTTGGAGTATTGTCATGCAGTTGATCCACGACGGAGGCTCTGGCCTTTTATCTTAGCACTTCTTGCTTTTGATTTAGCTTTAGCCTTCGCTATTGTTTTTGGACTTGCCCCTTTAGCTCTCAACTTAGCATAATGCTTTTTCGTCTTCGCTCTATCTGCAGCTAATCGTCTTTTAGTTTTCTCTCTCTGCTGAACATTAAATTCATGATCCGTACGTGGTGGTGGCGGATCAAAGATCATATCAGGCGGAAGAACTGGTGGCCTCGGTGGAGGCATGGGTGGCATCGGTGGTCTTACCTGCGGAGGCTCAGGCTGAGGCCAAACATCACCAATAGTTGGTGGTGGCGGAGGCATCGGTGGTCTTACCTGTGGGCCTAAATTAACACCAGCCCCTCGTAGATCATCCATAGGTCTCCATGGTGGCTGAAACTGTGGTGTCTGCACAGGGTTCCACGGAGTTATATCACCCAGCCCACCACCAAATGGTGGCTGCATCTGTGGTCCACGACTATACCCCGGTGGATTCATCTGTGGGGGTAGATTAGGCATCCCCGGTCTATCACCAAAAGGTGGAGGTTGCATCGGCCCACCAATAACATCTAGGGAAGTATCCCCAGTATAACCTTCTGCAAAACGGGGTTGTGCGCCAAAACCACCTAAACTAGGGAATCCCGGCCTTGTCATTAAATCTCGATCAGGTCTTAATCCGGGCGCATCAAACGTGCCACCATAAATTAGCTCTTCTTCAGGTCGTAAACCACCCAGCATTCCGCCAAAAGCTGGCCTATCTTCTACCCATTGCCCATTAATCCATGCCATAATATTTCACCTTGTTATTCCCAACCTGCCCCTGAACTGAAGTCACCACCAGTGTAACCACCACCGTCCTCTATACCTATCTCAGCACCCATGAATCCTCGCTGACCACCCGTACCAAACGTGTCTATTTGACTTAACACTTCTCTTGCCTTAGCTACTTCTCTAGCTGACGGTTGATTACGATCCTGGCTCAATCTTGCAAGCACAGCTTTTGCTGCTTTCTCTTTTGCTAACTTATCTGCTGCTGAAGCTGCTGCTGCTCTGGCTGCTGCTGCCTGAGAGTCTTTTAAGGCTTGTCGTGCTAACTTGGTCCGCCTAGCTGCTGCTTTCTGTCTTGCAAGATCAGCCTTTCTCTGGGCAGCTGCTGCTGCTTTCTGGGCTGCTCTGGTGGATGCCCTAGATGCTGCATTAGCTGCTGCTATTTCAGCAGGAGTTGGACCTGCTGGTTTTGCTGGGGCTGCTGGTATATCTTTGAATGTATCTACTTGTGATACCATCTCTGGTATGCTTTCACGCATCTCATCAGGTGTTACTATACCCCTATTCACTAACTCCATAGCTGCATCAACCTGAGTCCCTACATCTCCACCAGCAGCACCTATATTAGCACCCTTAACATTCTCCAAACCAATTATAGCACCCTTAGATAAGGCATCTATCAGTCCTTTCCAGCCTTTCGCGCCTTCATCCTTTACCTCATCTATCATCTCGTAAGTAAGCGCAGGTATCATATGAGTAAGAAAATCATTGAATTGCTGTAATTGATGTCCTTTTAATTGACTAGCTTGAGTCTCATCAATAAGCCCAGCATTAAGGAAATCTTCTACTACTTCCTGTCTACTCCAATAGTCATCAAAATCTATATCCGTGTTCTTCGTGATATCAAATATTGACTCTATTGTTCCCCTATTAAATCCTCCAAACTCATCGCCCGGTCCTTTATCGTAACCAGCCTGTGGAGTTCTCCCCGGCAATGTAGCTACAGTGCCCATACCAGCATCGGCAAGAGCCTGAGAATAGTCAACATCACGCATAGAAGGGGCTGTAGGAATAGGCGCAGCACCAAAGAATGACAGATTCTCATTAGTCATAGGTACAACTTCACCGGAATCGGTTGTTTCAGTATAACCGATAGGAACCATCCCACTATCTTGTGGCGAAACCCCTTGAATAGTAGGCATTATATTCTGGTCAGATGGAGTAACCGTAGGCATATTCTGATGGAATGGTATACCCGGTTCATAAGGTCTGGTGGGATTATCC